AAAGAAGGCGGCCATGGCCCTATCAGTGGTGCTATGCATGAAGGACAAGCTCACGGAGAAAAAGTAGAAACTTCTGCTGCATTACCTTCTGGTGATATTGTTGCTCTTGGCCATGCTCTAGAAAAAATGGGAATGAGAATTTCTGAACATCCTTCTTTTGGTGGCGTCGCAGGAGTTCATAAAGGTAGAGCCCATTATGAAGGAAGAGCGATTGATATTAATATTGGTAAGGGTAATACAGAAGCGACAAATCCTGTTCTCGGAGCAAAGTTTGATCATCTAGCTGATCAATTAACTAGACTCGGTTATAAGGTTTTCTGGAGAGAATCTGGGCCATATGGCGCTGCTGGTCATAATGACCATCTACATGCTGAGCTCAGAAAAGGTGGCGCTCCAGCAGTTCCAGACACATATCAAATGGCAGGAACGCCAGAACAAAGAGCTGCACAGGGAGCAACTCCTTATGCAGCTACTCCATCAACAACTGCTCCTTCTGCAGCACCAATGGCTGCTCCTGTAGCAGAACCAATACAGCAAGCGCCAATGACTACTGGTATGATGGGCGCTCCAATGGGTGGGGACATGACAGGACAGCTTATGGGAATGTTAGGCGGCTTTATACCTGGAGGGTTTGGTGGGATGATTGGAGGACTACTTCCAATGATAGCTTCAGCGATCTCTGCAGAATTAACTCCTTCTCCTTCTATGGCTTCTATGAATGCTAGAACTGTAAGTCAGGCGGCTGTTCAGTCACAGGCAATGGAAGAATCTGCACAACAACAGACTGTAACTCCTACTAATACTCCTTCTATGACTGGAGGGGCAAGTCCAATGTCTGCTGCTGATAATTCAGGATACGCTTATAATACACCAGATGATATTGGTTGGCCAGATTGGGCTGCTATGATTGGCGGTAATCATTGGGAAGAAATGAAACACTATAAGAAGAATATGTGGGGATAATAAAAAGGGAGCCAAGCTCCCTTTCTTTTAGTCGTTAGCTAGTTTCTTAAAGAACTTAATTGTCTCATCTTCATCTTCATCATCACCAGAATACTTCGGCGCATGAGTTGCCTTGAATGATGGAGCAGTTGATTCCTCAGCATCATCCCATGGAACTTCAGTATTTTCTGCCTTAGCACGCTTGGCCGGAGCAGAGTCTTCAGCAAGAACCTTTGCTAGTCGAGCACGTAGTTCTTCTTCTGACTTGAAGTTAGATGGAGCAAGAAATTCCTGAAGAGAATGTTCGCTCTTCCAAACCTTTTCTAGCTCTTCATCGTCCTTTAGTAGTGGACCTGGCTTATCAAACTCTGACTTATCATAATTACGATAACCTTCAAGATTACGAATCTTTAGCTTGAATGAAGCGCCAGCCCACATATCGAATGGATTGATTGCTTCCTCGTCAGCAAACTGTGGTTCCATTGCTTCCTTCAGCTTGTCGAAAATCTTCTTTCCGTACTTGTAAAGGAAAACTTTACCTTCGTTTGCAGGATTACCCTGATCGCTGACAACGTAGATATTGCTGATGAAGTGAAGACGACGCTTCTGCTTACGAGCAATTTCCTTATTGGCTTCAATACCAGAGTTCCATAGCTTAGAGTTATACTCTGAAACTGGATCGTTCTTACCAATAGTTGTCAGGGAGTTTTCAATATACCAACCACCTGGACCCTGGAAACCATGATCGAAGATACGAACGAAAGGAACGTCTTCATTCTGTGGCGGAGGAAGGAAACGAATAACAGCATAACCATTACCAGCCTTATCGACTGTTGGCGACCAGAAACGATCGTCGGAACCTTTTCCTTCGCCGCCTGATAGCTTATTGAGTTCTGATGTTAGGGATTCGAGAGACTTCTTACCTGAAGCTGCTTTGAGGGACTTAAAATCTACCATGTATAATCTCCGTATTACAGTGTATAACAATTGTATGAATGGCATTTGTATCGCCATCATTATTTATATTACTCCATATCGCTCATAATGTCAAGCATTATTTGCTTCACCTTCTCATAATCGCATTTTATAAATGGAGTATACTTCACAACCTTCAATCGGACGTCATCCCATATCGGGTCATATTCCAGTTTAGAGTCCCACTGTTCTAATGCTTTTGTCATTTTAACAAAAATACAAAGGGACTCTAAGCTGATCTGGTTACCAAGATATAACCTCAGGGCAGCTGGGTGTTGCTGCCCTTTTGGTTCTTGTAGAATTTTCTTGAAGTCGTTTTTGAAATTATATGTAAGAGACTGATTACGTTTCTTCCAGTTCTGATAAACTACTTGAGCAGTCTCTGAATATGCGAGATCACGGATCCATAGTTTTGGATCAACAATAAAATTAGCAATGAGAAACTCGCATACATTTTCAATTTTAGATAATTTCTCAAAGAACACCTTATCCTTACGCTTATCAAACGATGCGTGCTTTAATCCGGTTTTTCCGTTGTATTTGATATAGTCGTAATCGGTTTTGGTAAAGTGATTTTTGAGGGCAACGTACTCTTTATATGCTTCGAACGCCGACATAATTCCTCAGGTTCTCCATACTGTAGATAAGTCAAAAATTTGAAGTAAAGACCTTTTTCTCGGCCATACGCTTCAATTTCCCATGGACATTCCCAATAGTCCATTTCTTCGTGCAAATATCTTTCGCCTTGCCATTTAACCATCCGCACTGGACGCCAAATGTCTTTCATTTCGCCTTTGGCGTATTGTTTAAGATGGACCATCTCGTGAGCAAGAGCAAGCAGGGTTTCCTTCTTGCTGAGAGCACGATCAATACCTATTAAAAACTCTCTACAACTATCGTTACCGTCTGTCCAATCGCAGTATGCGTAATCACCATCATCGTTAGTAACTTTTTCAAACTGGATAGTCAAATGGATATTATTAAAGAGTTTTCCGCCTCCGATCAGATATTTACCATAAAAATATGCCGCTTTTTTGATTATTTTCGAAGATACGTGCGATGGTCGACCTATTGTTTTTATACGCATAAACGCCTCCAACAATGGTTGAACCTAATATTTATATGGGAAGTCTGGCTCCACGTTTGAGGATATTGAGATTTTCAGCCTCTACTTGGATCTTGGACTTCATAACTGGGTCTTTTTTGATCCAGTATGCAGCCGTTTCCACTTCCAGGTTGTTTTTCTGACACCAGAAAACGATGGCATCAATATATTCGATGTTCTTTTCTCGACAGAGTTTTTCTACTTCTTCTACGAAGCCTGAATTTTTAAGCATTCTTTTTCATGTTCCTTCAGTTCTTCAATTCTCTTCTTAAGGAAAACCATGACTTCTTCGTTATTCACCCTCACACACTTTAATCGGTTCAGTTCCATTTCAAGAGCCCACTTTATAGTGGAAGCATGCGAGTAAGAATATGAAGATTTTGACGTCATGAGTTTGTTCCTTTACTTAAATCGATGTTCCACCAAAAAATGATAGAATATCTGTTAGACTTTTGTACGGGGTCAATACCATGATATACTTCTTGACCGTTGAACAGCGTTAATCTTCCAGGTTTTGGCTGGATGATTATGTCGTCAGTAAAGAATTTTCCACTTTCGAAATCGTCGTTCAGATATAACATACTGTTGAAATTAGCATCACCAGCCCTAGGATCATCATGAATATGTCTGACAGTATAACTGTCGACAGGCCATATCTGTAACTGAGTCCATCGGTGGTTTAATTTATATCTGATTTTTGATTCTAGATAATCTTGTACCTCTTGAATAAGAGGATCATCCAAATCTATGAGCCTTGTAGCAAAACTCATAGGATTCATTCCTAATGCAAGCCTTTCGTCGTATGTTGTTTGAATATACTTACAATAATTCTCACAACGTTCTTTAGATATTACATTATCAAAAATGAATATCATTTAATCGTGATCGTAGTTGGAACGCCTCTAGTCATACTGTAAAGAGTAGCAGCATTGCTTGGAGAAAGGCGAACGCAGCCGTGAGAAGCGGGTCGACCCAAAGCACCAACATGAGGAGTAGCGTGAATTGCATAACCACCGCTAAAAAAGATAGAATGAGGCATCGGGGCATTGTCGAACTTCTTTGAGTAGTGCATTAGTTGATAAGAATAAGGATGGAAAGTTCCTGATGGTGTTACGTAGCCTCTACGTGCGGTAGAAACTGGCCACTGTTCGATTAACTCTCCATCTTCATAAACTGTCATTGTCTGATTACGTTTAGAAACTACCACATCATAATCTGCTAGAGCAGAAGTTGAGAATAGAACTGCTGCAGCAATCAATAGTTTATTCACGATACATACCCCAAGATAGCGCCGACGGGACCAACGAAAACACCAATACAGCGAAGAATAAACTTAGCTGTTACAGGATTATCGATCGTGTTCCAGATAGCAATAATATTCATAACCCAACCTACGGCAAAAACGAGCCAGATTGCGATTAGCGTAAGATAATAACCTGTACCGTATTCTTTGTGCCCATGATAAAGCGCCATAATATATACTCCAGTTAGCGACCTGACTGTTTACGCCAAATCCATGATGATAGGTCTAGTAGTGATTGTTGGAATTTGTTAACGACAAAACTGTTCCAGAACCAGTGATTGTTTCTTGACATCTGAACACCTTTATTTTGTGAAAACTAGATTGATCACCATTCTCAATTCATGAGAAGATGGAGGAGTGCTAGCATGCAATAACATAGAATCAAAGGCAATTAACCTATTTCTCATAGGTTTAATTTTTTGTTTTATTGTCAATTCATGCTTATTTATCGGTTCTTTTTCTTCGAATATTACAGTGCACCCATCGCTGTCATTAACATAATATAATAATGACTCTGCGTCAACTTCTTTCGTATGGTCGGCGTGAGGAAGATTGTAAACGCCAACAGGCCAATCAGAATGCCTGTAAATCAGATTAGCCTTGGCTCTTACTAACTTTTCAGTAGATCTACCAGAGGCTTCGATGATTGGTTGAATTAATGGATAATAACCTGAATTAATATTATCATGTAAAAAGAATACATGAGTAAATTGACTGCAATCTCGAGTCTTATCAGTGGTGTATTGTTTTGAGTGTGTGGTGAAGTCGCTGTAATACCAAGGGAAGTCGCTTCCGGATAATGTTTGTTCTAGATCATCGCTAATAGCTTTGTCTAGAAAATTGTCAATAATTTCCATCACAACCTCGAGAAATGGCGGTCCCCGAAGGATTCGAACCCTCGACCCACGGAGTAGAAATCCGTTGCTCTATCCAGCTGAGCTAGGGGACCATTATTAGTATTATACTACATATTTCACGAAAAGTCAAATGGACATTTCTTTTCACGCTTTTCGTTTCGACGTAGTAAAGAAAAAGTCTTTCTCCATCCATATATACTGGTACTAGGAGTTAGGCTCTTTTGATTCATCTCTTGATCGCTAATTAGATGATTATGTATCTTAACCTTCTTTTCAGTCAATGGAACGAATTGCATAAGAGCTTCGCCCATGGGGATCTTCATCAAATACTGTTCGCCCTGTTTTGCTTTCTTAAAAGCCATAAACACATTAGTGAACGAAACATCATGAAAAGTAATAGACCCAGGAATAATACGAGCATCGATGTTTTCTAAAGACCATTCAGTCCCAAAACAAATAAATGGAACACGCTCTTTGGTGGTGATCAGCCAAGGACTAGTCAACTTGAACATATGATAATCTATAAAACCAGGATTAAACATACTATCCGGAGGAATCTTTGGCTCTGGGCCAGTCGTATAGTTGTAAGAGAAAGTTTCGTTTCTTACATCAATAGCAAAATCAGCCCAAGACTCTAGAATGAATCCACGTTTATATAAGTCCAAGAATCCAATACAAGATCTAACGCTTCTGAAAGAATTATTGTAAATGTTTCCTAACGGATTATATGCATACTCATGACGAGTCTTAGGAACATTATCCATCCATTCGGGTTTAGCTTTATAAGAATTAACAATTGGCGTTGTCTTATAAACACTAGTATTAGATGTGAAACAATCAACATCTAAAACAGAACTTCTATGAAAAAATGAAAACATAATATACTCCAATTAGAAAATGCAACATGCTTCTGTTTCTAGGTGCAGTTGCCAAACCCAATGGATTATGCCGCTAGAGCATAAACTCCAAATGATGCATCATT